TAATCAACTTGCGAACAGACGAAACATTTCAGAAGACACTATTGCTCGTATGGCTTCGTTTGCACGACACCTCCAATACGAAGATGTCCCGTATTCAGAAGGATGCGGAGGACTTATGGTCGACGCTTGGGGTGGACGAGCTGGTATAGAATGGGCTAAAAATAAACTAGAAAGAATAAGAGCTAGTAAAGTGTCTCTCTCAAGTGAAGCTATAGTAGAAGCACTACCTATAGAAGAGCAAGATAAAATATTGCAGACACTATCAGATAGAGGGATATACGAAGCTCAATTAGGTAAAGAAGGATACGAAAGAGTAGAAGCAGAAGAATTCTTTAAACACGTATTTACTTCAGCTAAAACAGGCTTACCAATTAAAGCAGATGCTAAGCAAACAGATGCAATAACTACAAAAGGTGCTAAAGTATTATATGAATATACAGGACCACTAGATGAAAAGACTAGAAAGTTTTGTAAAAGAATGTTACAATTAAGTAAGAAAGGTATATTGTGGTCTAAGAGTGATTTACAAAATATACAAGGTAGTAACCCTGAATTTCCTTCTTACTATAACATTTATCTTTATAAAGGTTCTTATGGGTGCAGACATAAATGGAAAACAGTTTACTTATACCAAAAGAAACCTAAGACACAAAAAGTAACTGTATCGTTTTTAAATAAAGCTAAAACAGCTTCTAAAGAATATAAGTTTGGTATTGATAGAGATAAAAAGAGATTAGTAGGCCCTATGCTTATACCTAATAAACTTATTCTTAGAGTAGATGAAGAAGGTAAACCATTTTATGTATACTTCTCAGAAGATACAGTAAGACAAATAGCAGAAAAAGCAATAAAAGATAAGCTGATAGACTCAGTTAACTTAGAGCATAATCCTGACGTACCGGTAGATGCTCATATGACTTCTAGCTGGATTGTAGAAGATCCTAATAACGATAAGTCAAATATCTACGATATGAAAGTACCAAAGGGAACTTGGATGGCAGAATATAAAGTAGAAGACGATAGAGTATGGGATATGGTTAAAGACGGAGTAGTAAATGGTTTTAGTATAGAAGGTATATTTCAGAATAAAAGAATTCAATAATATATAAATATATATGAACATTTCACCCGAACCAAAGGCAGGATTTATATTTACATTTTTTACAACAGGATTTATGATACAAGATATAGCTATGGCTTTAGTATTAGGCTTTGTTGGTGCATTAGGTGGTTATATGTTTAAGCTTTTAAAAGACTCTATTAGTAGTAAATTCCGTAAATAGAACGTCTCTCTCTATAGATTTTTGAAAAGATATATATTAGCCTATTTATCTATATAGATTTGAACTTAACAATTTTAAAAATCATTTAACATGGATAAAAATGAACTTAAAGATCTAGTTAAGTCTTATTTCAATCTAACAGAGAAGAATATCGAAACTCAAGAAAACACAGAAGAAGTAAAATTACAATCAGCTAAATTAGTTGACGGTACTCCTATTACTAACGACAAAGATACAGACTTTGAAGTTGGCGATGAAGTATATGTAACTACTGAAGCTGGCGAGAAAGTATTAGCTCCATCTGGAGAACATGCTTTAGATGACGGTATTGTTCTAGTAGTAGATGGAAGTGGGAAAATTACTGGATTACACAAACCTGGAGAAACAGGTCAAGGTTCCTTAGCTGAAGAGCTACCAGATTCAGGTCCTGCTAAAATTTTAAACGAAGAAGAAAAACTTTCTGAAGTTAAAGAAGAAGCAGAGACTGAAGTAGAACTTAATGATGCAATCGAAGAAGGCGATGAGCTACCAATGTCAGAACATGAAGAAGAAGACATGGAAGAGCATAGCATTAAAGAAGAAATCATTGAGGCTATTATGGAAGAAATTGCTCCTAAGATAGAGGAAATGCAAAAGAAACTAGCAGATCATGAGGAAAAAATGAAAGAACATTATTCTTCAGCAGCTAGCGAATCAGTAACAGAGAAAGCTTTTAGTAAAGCTGGCTTTGGTGCTAAACCAAGTGATGAATTATTTCAATTCAAAACTACAGATTTAAAAAAGATGCAATACGAAAATATATTGAGTAGAGCTTCAAAAAACAATTAATTAACAAACCTTAAAAATTATTTCAATTATGGGATTAGATGTATCAGCATTAAATGACTTCAATAATGAAGTAGCTGGAAAAGTAGTACCAAAGATGGTTTTTGAAGGATACACTACTTCAATTTTACCAATACAGGAAGGAATTAAGTATGAGGAGCCACTAAACATCTTCGAAGTTGACCTACAAGTTCAATCAGGAGACTGTGTTTCTACACCTTCAGGATCTTTCGATGCTACACAAAGAACAATTCAAGTTACACAAAGAACTTCTTATGATGGACTTTGCTTAGATAACTTAAACCCAAAATACTTAGGTATTTCGGCACTAGACAGAGGGTCTTACAACGAGACTTTCAAACTTGCTTCTGTATACACAGAGCAAATCGTTAACCAAATGAAGAAAAGCGATGATAGCTTTTTGTGGAATGTAACTAACGGATTAGGAAAATTAACTTCAGGATCTACAGCAGGAGTTGTAGTACCAGATGCAGCAACAGGATCAGTATCTTCTGCTACTATCGTAGGTATTACAGACGCTCTTATCGAGAACTTATCTGACGATGTAGCTGATAGAGACGATTTAACAATCTGGATGTCAGTTTCTAACTTTAGAAAATTCATCACAGCGTTAAGAGGATTAAATAACTATTACTTCGATCCAGGATCTATTTCTAATAGAACAGGAATCTTATAAACAGCTTACCCATTCCAAAATGTAAAAGTAGTTGGTACAGCAGGTATCTCTGGAGACAGAATCTGTTTAATGCCAGATGCTTATGCAGTAGTAGGTACAGATCTATTATCAGACGTAGATAACTTTAGCCTATGGTACGACATTAATGCAGACCAACTTAAACACAGATTAAAGTCTAAGTTAGGAGTGCAGGTGGCGTTCCCAGAGTATATTGTTTCAAACAATAAAAACTAAGACAACCATTATTAGGGGTCTTTAATTAGGCCCCTTTTATTAACCTTTTAAAACAATAAATTATGGCATGTGATATTACATCAGGATTTTCTTTAGCATGTAGAGACAATAGCGGAGGGATAAAAAACATTTATATTCTTTCAGGTTCTATTGATACAGTTGCAGAAGCTTCAGAAGGCTTAATTAGTGGTTTATCAGGATCGGGTGTCTTTTACAAATTCGAATTGACTAAAAATACAGGAGACTTTACAGAGACTCCAACAGTAAGTTTAGAAAATGGTACTGTATTTTACGACCAAGCTATTAACGTAGCATTTCACAAACTACAATCGTCAATAAGAAATCAAGTTAAAGTACTAGCTCAGAACCCAGATTTAAAAATAGTAGTAGAAACCAACAATGGTGTTGAGTCACCTTACGTAGGTAGATACTTCTATATTGGGAACAGAAGAGGAGCTACTCTATCAGGAGGAGCAGGAGCAACAGGTACAGCGTTTGGCGATGCTAACCAATATGCTTTATGTTTTCAGGGTCTAGAAGTAGAGCCTGCAGAAGAGATACAAACTTCAACTGGAGCTTTAACTGACGCACTTACTGGAATTACAGTAGGCTAATATAACAATAATTAAAGGGGAATGGTTTCAATGTATCATTCCCTTTTTTTTAAACGCATTAAATGATAAACTTAATAAAAGAAGGTACTACTAACACTATAGCAATATCGCCTATAAGTAAAAGTTTATACCATGATTTAGCAAGTGGATCATTCGAATTAGACTTCACACAAGACTATGATCAGTCCTCTGGTAGTATAAGTCTATCAAAACTAGCACCAGTACCAGCTGGATATTATAATAACTATTTACTTTTTAGTTTAAATAGTAGTGATGTACCAGCTTATTCTGGTTTTTATACCTATGATCTAGTAGAAGGTATAGCAGGAGCTGCAGCAATATGGCAATCTACAAGTGATACTTGGGCAGCAGCAGACTTTAATTGGGATGCAACACAAGTTGTATCTAACAAAAGAACTATAGATTCAGGTAGATTAAAAGTTGTAGGTACCGACAAACCTTCGTATATTAGTTATACAGAGGCTGACCAAGACGGCCAATATACAACTTATAATAGATAAATTATGGCAAAG